CAAATCCGTAGACGGGTGTAGTTGTATCAGCCATTTTCTAAGTCCTTAGTAGCTATTAACTTTAATCGCAAGGCCAGAGCCACCCGATATTGCTTTAGTGCTGTCTTTGTTTAGATTATTAACAGCCGCGTTATACAAAGCCGCCCAAACAGTTGTTCGTGCATCGTCTTTTAGATAAGGTGCTGTGTGAATCAATGTGCCGTAAAGATAAACATCGGGAGCGTAGGTCAACAACCAGTTTGTAGTGTTAGACGCACTTAGCCCTGGTGTTCTTCCTGTATATAAAATATCAGCAACATAAGGACCATCAGGACTAGGCTGCACTTCCAAACTATTGCCATTGATTGCGTAATTGGCTGGTATGCCCGTTGAGTTATTGTTTGTGGCTCGAAGTATGCCAAGCGCAGCAGAAGAGGTTAATTTAACTTCGCTTGTCCCATTCGCTTGCAGACTAATGCGCCCGGCTTCTAACCAATCTGACGGTAACGTAGTGTATTGGCTTGAGATATTCAAAGTTGAGCGAATCTGCATACGCCAATGACGCACATCACGATTTAAATTAGATTCAGCAAGATCAATAAATGTATCAATAGATGATGCTAAATCATCACGATTTAGAAAATCTGCGATTGAGGTTTTAAGTTCTGCGTATGTTGATATAGCCATCAATTTTCTCTATAATTAAAGTGCGATTTAACCTTACTTGCGGCACACAGCTAAAAAGGAACTATATATGCCTGTCAGATATGTCACACACCCAAACGGTTTTATTGAAATAATCGGCAACAGAACCCCTAAAGAAGAGGCTGAGTGGTTTAGCCGAAACAATAGGGTGTCTAGGTTTCCCTCCGCGAATCACCGTTCTGCTTTAAAATCTCTGGACTCATTACCGCCAAAACCGCAACTGGAAGAATAGCCCCACTCTTAAGGGCTTTTACTAATCCAGCACGACCTTGCTCTGAGAAGATTTTCCTAGCTGTTTGAATGTCTTCTCGGACAGGCAGTGCATACTCTTGACTAAACTGAGCGTCACGCTTTAGGTTAGCCGCTGCTTTTGCTCTTAATGAATCTTCTATATTTCCTGCAAATGCTTCGTTCTCACCTAACTTTTCTAAAAACTGTGCAGTGGCTTTACCACTTCCGCTTCCAGCTTGCCATGCAGACTCATAGTCTTCATAACCCGAATCAATCTTGTAACGCTCACCAAAAGTGCCAAACTCGACTTTCAATTGATCGCCTAAGTCGCCTTTTATCTCTTTGCCTAATGTTGAGCCCGTTCTAGCAGAACCTATCGTTGAATAAGGATCGTTTATAAAGTTGATCCCATTGCCCGTATCCACTGCAAACATGCCATTATTAGTTGCTATTTCGCTGGCTCTAGACATTTGTTCTGGTGATGGATTTGAATCCATAGGAATAGATAAACTTGTGCGCTCACCCATTTTTGTTTGTGAATTAGGTATTATTTTGTGCCAGGCTCCAGCATTTTGTGTGTCGATGTAAGCCCTAGAAGACTCACCTATATCTAGCGCAGTCCTTCCAGAGGCATTAACTACGCCATCAGAAGACTGAACCAATGGCATAGCCACTTCACCGGGGTTAATTTCAAGAAGTCCACCGCTTGGCGTATAAGCTCCAACCATCTTATTAGACGGCTCAGTTAATAATCCACCTGATGTATAAATCTGGTCCTGACCGCTGCTGTTGGTCCAAGGGACTGCATTCTGGAATCGCTCTCGCTCTCCATACGGCAAATCAAGAAGCCCTTCTAGCTGCCCTGTGTTGGCTCCTGGAGCCTGTTCACTAGTGGCATTTGCTATGTACTTAGGCGAAAAACTACCGTAATGCATTGCCGCATCAGCAGGGTCCAATACACCAGACTTAATTTGTATGCCTGTCCAGGCTGCGGCTTGTGCGTTTTTAGGGCTCCAATCAGTCCGTCCACCCACTTTGTTCTCATTCAAAAAGTCCACTGCAACAGCCATCTCATTGTCCATAAAGGCGTGTTGTTGTGGGCTAAAGCCTGCATCCCAGGGCTTACCATTAGGGTTAGTGTAGCCAAAGGCGCGACCTTGCCAGATGTCGTGTACCCCATTAACTGCTCGTTCTGGGTTCCACTCGGTGGTTAAGTTGTCTGCAAATGGTTGACGCTTTGGTCCTAAAGGCATGCTCTGATTATCTAGGCTTTGCTCTATTAGTGGCGATTGGTTGCCAGGGAACCTTCCTGTTTTAACAGGCTCTCCAGTTGCCCTTTGATTAATGCCCTTAACAGCAAATCCCAGGTTTGAATCAACGCCTGTGCCTTGTGATGAAATAGCAATAGTTTCAGCTACACCACCTTTTGTTGTTAAATCGCCCGATACGTTTTGTATCCACTTACTTGAATCATCGTACCAATCTGCACCCTCAACACCTGTGACAATTGAATCGATGTAGTCCTTTCGCATCTTTTTTAAAGCTTTTGGGCTGGTTACCTGGCTGGGTCCACCAACATATTTACCCGTGGTCCCAACTCGCTCTTTGCTTCGACCTACGCCCATTTCAGCGCGGTTTGTGGTTCGTTTATCTTGTAATTTTTTTACTGCAGGAATTGCTTTTTCTTTAATGGCTTTTGCTGCTAAGTCGCCAGCTACAGGAATAAGGCCAGCCATTGCGGCTGCAGTATTTAAAGCACCCTCTCCATATTGCCCACGACTAAATGAATCAGATGCTGCATCTAGGTCTGATGCCTCACCATATATAGGCACAAAGTCCATTAATCCAGTAATAGTTTGGGCTCTGCGCCTAGATCCAGCAGGGTCTGATCCGTCACCACTAAACAAATCAAGTAGGCCACGCATAACATCGCCACGCATGGTTGGGTTTGCCGCAGTAATTGAACCTACATCTGGACCGTCATACATCTCGCTTTCTTGCAAAAGCCCACGCTGATCTATGAATCTCACTTAGCCATTCTCTTTTTTACTGCCGCTGAAAGGTCTTTCTTGTGAAACAAATCTTTACTAGACTTAGTGTGACGAGCCCCGGTCATTGCCATGCCATTGGTCTTGTGAGTCGCGCCTGTATGCTCAGTACCGTTTTTTAGGTAATGTTTGACACCCTTAGCCATCGCTAATACCCCATTTTTACAGGCTTCTTTTTAGGCTTCTTTGCTGGCTTTTTTTTAGGCTTATTGGTCATCATATCGTGTCTCCAAAAATTGTTAGCGCATTATAACATATTATGCTATCCCACGAACATTTCTTCTTAACGGACCTTTATGTTTTTTCTTAGATCGACCTAAGTCACCTGATGCAAATGCTTGTGCCATTTGCCTAAGTGCGTCTGCGGCTTCACTGTGACCTTCAGACTTGTCTGGTATGTGCGACCACCTACCATCACTGTTAGACCATTTGCGCCTGTAAGATTTTAAGTGTTCTAGTCCTGCAGCGCATTTCTCTTCGTCAATCCAAATATAAGGAAACATATCTGCTGTTTGTTGAATACCCCACAATAGTTGTTGAATCCGAGGGACTATGCGCCAGCCTGCACCAGGCATTAATTGCTTAAGCATGTCTTTTGGGCTTTTGTTCTTTAGCTCACCTTGACGCTTATGATCCGCATCGTGGGGCAGGAAGTGACTTTCAAACACTAAGTCAAGACTCTGTAACCATTTTACTGCGTGGCTGTAAGGCTCATTCCATGCCTCATAAAAATAAATACAACGGTATTCTAAATTACCAATTTGCTGCACCACCCACACTGCGCACCCGTCTGACGCCCCGATGTCCCAAAAAGTCATGCAAGGGTGTGAGGCGACAACAGGTATCTTGCAAATACGGCCTTCGTCTTTTGCTTTATTAATTTCACGCAGAAAAAAGCTGCCTTCGGGGTATTCCAGAAAATCAGCTAACCACACATGACCATATGTATCAGGTCTTCGCAATAAATCCTCTTTACGCTCCAGTTCTAGAACATTTGGAAACCAAGGATTATCAAAAAAATTTAACTGCACAATGCGGCTATTTTCGGGGGCATCTAATCTATAACGCTTATGAGTCGCACTGTTTTTGTTTTCGGGGTTCCAAGTCACCCACACTTCTGAGCCCGTGCCATCAGCCTGTTCTTCACGCACCGTAGGCATTAATTTACGCCAGGCTTCTTCTGACACCCCTTCAGCCTCATCGATCCAGGCAAGCAATAATTTGGCTTTAGACTTAATAGAATCTAGGTTATGTCTTAGTCCTGCAAACACGTATTTAATGCGCCCGTCTTTGGACCTGATGTACCGCTCACCGATTTCGTAATAGTCATCAAGCCAATCGACTGATCGTATAGCCGCTTTAACCTCTTCAAGTGAAGACTCTTCTAACGAATTAAGGTGTTCACGACCACAAAGGATCTGACCTGAGATTCCTGCTGTCCCATAGCGGTATCCCTCAACAGCACTCATAAGTGCAAACGAACGAGTTTTTCCACTACCCCTCCCTCCCCATGCTCCCCGTATCCTCGCTGAACCTTGAAACACCGGGATTAGTTTAGGAGGTAGCTCTATCTGACCAACCGACATCAAACGTCAAACTCTTTAGCAACCAACTCAATCTTAGATTTAGGTGTCATAGAACCATCGCTAGAAGTTTGGTCCACTGAAGACTTTTCACTTAACCCATGCTTACCCATTAAAAGCTTGACCAGGTTAGCGTTTAAATCACCGCCTAGACCGCCATCCATCGCCACTGTGAACTGAGTGAGCTTAACTTTGCCTAATATATCCCGAAACTGCTCATGCTCTTCTGCCCATCGGTATAAAGTTGTCTCGCTAATGTCCAGGTGCAAGCACAAATCCTGGTTGCTAGGAATTAGCCGCGTATAACTATTTAGATAGTGATTCGCCTTATCCAATAACTTCGGTGTGTACTTTGTTGGTCTGCTCATTACGGTCCCATCATTTTAATAAATCTCAACTGAGTCGCTATATGCTTCCACCCAGGTTACTGCTGCTGCCATTAAGTCATCGTCTTGTTCGTTGAGAGCCCGACCATCATTAACTTCAATCAAGATTTTAATTAACAACGAGATTAAATGCGCCCCCTCATTAATCTCATCTTGCTCTAACTCAATCACGCTGCACTCTCAATTTTGATGATTAATTCTTTAGCTAATGCTCTGTATTTAGCTTTGATCGACAAAATATCGTCACGCCTATATCTTTTGGGCTCTTGTGGGCCTTCTAATAACTCAACTTGGTCTAAGCCTATTTTCTTAATTAGGTTAATACGGTAATCAATAGCATTACCTGAGAGGTGATTGTTACAAGGCGCACATTGAGCATGGACGTTGTTTTCGTCATAGCGTAATTCTGCTGCTGCTCCTACCGATCTATAATGACCAGCATGGATCTGCCCGGTGTGATGTCTCTGACAACTGATACAAGGTTTACCCTTATCTCTTAGCCTGATGTACTTGTTAAATTCTGGCTGTGCTTCTTTATGAAGATCGCCAAGGCTCTTTAAAGCCTGTTTACGCTCTTTTATATTCTTCTTTATAGTCTTAGCACTGTTAGCTTTTGCCATCGTTACAGCGCAATCTACGGAGCATACAGATGCCGTTGACAAGAAAGGCTTAAATACAACCTTGCATGACTTGCACTTTTTTTGTCTCGCAGGCTTTAAACTCATGCAGCCTCTTTGTGT